CCACTCTCCATCGTGTCCTTTTATATCTAACGGCCAATCATCTGCATATTTTTTATTTTGACAACCACAGGTTAAGTCTTTGTCTACTATAATAATAGATGATATATGATGCGTTTCAATTCTATCTACATGCTCTGTAAGACTAGAACCTTTTAGATAAGACCTTATGCCATATACATAGCTTGGAGTAATATCTACACCACAAAAATCTCTATGTATTGGAAGTAATTCTTGGTGTAATATTTGTTTTACAGTAGGTAAATTGTCAAAACTTAACATTGTACTGTGACCAGGAACGTAATGGTCTTTACCCTCAAACTCTTCTTTTTCTTCTTTACTTTTTAATAAACTGTAACATTCTTGAATTAAATTCCACATTTTTGGTGGACACTTCTGTAAAGAAAAACCATTAGGTGTAAGCTTAGGTAGCGCACTGTTTTCGTTTAAAAGAACATTGTTATTTACTTTAATAATTTTACTTTCATTTTTAGGTTTCTCAACAACAATTGGTTCAATAGGTTTTTTTAATTCTTTATGTTGCTGTTCATCGCCTGCGCCATCCCATCCATTTTCTCTCCACCACGATGTAACAATATATTTGTTCCCACTGATAAGCGGTGTGCCTTCATGCAGGGTGTCTGCTAAAACTTCTCCATCTTTCATGTTTTCCCACCATAACGCTTTACCTTTCTCTGCTTTAACTGATATTTTTTTCTTAGGAAAATTAGTTTCACCACCCTCGAAATCATCATTTAAATAAATCATTAACGTGTGAGTTCTATTACCCGAAGCTAAACAGTGCATATCGTAAGCAGGCCCACTAAAATAATCATTGTGGGGTTTAAAATACTCCCCTACTTTATACAATTGCCCTTGTAAAGATTCTCCTTTATGTATAGGTAAACCTAGCAAGTCACTAATTTTTTTATGTACACTTTGTATAATTACGTTGTTGGTGTCTAAGTTACTTGTACTTGAAGTTCTATGGTCGGTTACATCCGAGCGGTCAGTTCCTCCTACTACTACAGAAGAACGAGTATGATTCGCGTCTATTAATTTTATTATTTCATCACACTCTTCGTGAGAAATAAAGTTGGAAATTTCGTGCATTTAATTTGATTTAATTTATATAAAGGTATTAAAATTATTGTTGCTGACAAACTTGACATGAGCCAAAATAATTTCCAAACCATTGCCTTGAATAAGAACCGTCAGCTATATATAATGAAGCACCGTAAGCAGAACTACAACTTGAGTTAGTTCCGTAATAAACTGTAGCTTGACATAAAGAACTGTTGTTAAAATAATGTGTTTCTCTTCTAGCTGTATTACAAGCATTTTGTGCGCTGCTTATATCAACCCCTATATTATTAATTGCAAAACAAGTTGGTGTTGGTGGACTTGGCGGTGGCGTAGGCGGAGTAGGTGTGTCACCTTCACATTCAGCACAATTTCCAAAAGAATCATAATTTGTATAGTCAGCACCACTACTTCCTCCAAGAGTTGAATATGCATAACAAATACCTGATATTTTTAATGAACCAGGAAATGTAGTTCCCGTAGGCCCGCTCACATAAGCAACATTATCTAAACCATCACACTCTAAATACTGCGCATATACTGTAGTAGGTGGTGTGGGTACTGGGGGGCTAGGCGGTGGAGCAAACCCACCACATGAACTTTCAATTGCTACCACTGTTACTGATGCGTTATAGTAAGTAGCAGCATTATCTGTTATTTCCCAAAATTTTGTACCATCCATTGCTGGAGTTCCTCCGACTCCTCCTGGGCCATTTAATCTTAATGCTGTTCCTACCGCTAAAGTTGGAGATGTTAACCCTGTTACTCTTACATAGTAAGGTGTTCCAGATGTATAACATTCTACAATCTTAACATCTTGAGTAGCCGTAGCAGGTGAAGGTGCTGGAGGGCTAGGCGGTGGGGGTGATGGAACTGCTGGTGGACATCCCGTGTCTGTTCCAACTGCTTGTAGATTTTGGCAAGCTAGATTTTGGTCGGAAGTTATACCTGCGTTACCACTATAATAAAAGAAATCAGGATTACTTCCAGACGTACCATCAACATATCTCTGACTCAGAGTTGGTTGAGTAGCACTTTGAAGGTAACATCCTGCTGGTGCAGTACCGTCAGCTCTTGTACATCCTATTAAAAAATAAAATAAAGATGGTGGTACTGGTGGTACTGGTGGTACTGGTGGTACTGGTGGTGCCGCACACGTGGTACAATTATTAAAACTTGATAGCCCAGCTATATCTATTGTAGACGTGAGCTCTGTAGGTCCATAATTAAACCAACACACCCCGTTAAAACTTACAGTAGCAGGGAAAGTTCCTCCTGCAATAACTCTAAATCTTAATTTGGATACTCCTCCTGTAATACAATCTGCATATTCTCTATAATCATAGCTACACAGAAGACAGCTTGCGTAACTTGGCAGAGTGGCAGCGTTTATTGTTGACGTTAATCCTGTTGCTTGTGGGTTTTCCCAACACACATTATTATATCTTATAAATCCTGGGAAAGTAACTCCGCTTTCAACTCTAAATACTTGAGTTGCTGTAGCGTTACATTGAGTATAAACTCTGTAATCATAAGTAGGCGCGTTACACGCGGTACAATCATTAAAACTATCTAAACCTGTAATATCTTGCGTAGATGTTGTGCTTGTTGAACTTGTACTTTCATAACAAACACTATTAAAATCTAAAACATTTGGAAAAGTTTCACCCGAAGGAACTCTAAATATTTGCGTATTTGTTCCCCCACACTCTGTGTATAATTGAAAATCATAAGCGGCAGGTGTTGGCGGGTCTGGTGGTGTTGGAGCAATTGTTTCTAAACACTCGCTACAGTTATTATATTGTAATGCAGGCACATCCACTGTACTTGTTGAGCTAGTAATTACTGGATTATTATAACAGATACTTGTGCCGCTTACGTTAGATTTTATAAAATTTGGGAACGTAACACCTTGCCCATCTATTAATCTAAATATTTGTTTTGTTGTACTGTCCTCACAATCTTCATATTCTCTATAAATATATGTTTGAGTTGGTGGAACAGGTGGGACTGGTGTAGTAGCATCACACGCTGCACAGTCCGTATAAGTAGGTAGTGGCGCTATATCCGTATTTGAAGTTGATGAGGTTGCTTGTGGGTTTTCATAACATATTTCATTTAGTTTAATAAAACCGGGGAATGTATATCCCACGGCTCCTCTAAATGTTGCCACTATACTAGCGTCATCACACTGCTGATATTGTTTGTAATCAAAAGCTGGTGTAGGCGATGGACCAGGGGAAGGAGCTGTAGGATTTCTGTAATCATACACTAAATATAAATTGTTACCAGTTGTTGGTACTGTAAATACTCCAGAATAATAATTTGGAGCAGCGGTTGTATTAAGCGGTATAGTATTAATTAAGCCTAATAAAGTTGTAACATCCGTAATTGTATTAGCGTAGGTAGTGTCTGTTCTTAAATAACCAAATCCATTTGCAGTAACATTAAATACAAAATCATCAAAGTTTATTTTATTAGCAGCTACTGTCATTACAGAACCATTAGTCGGCAATAAACCAACTCCTTGATTACCTGAAACAAACCCATATTGAGAAATTACAAACACATCAGTTCCACTTCCAAATGGAATTAAATTAGTTTGAGTTGCTGAAAAAATACTTCCGTCTGTCCAACTTGCTTCATTATGAATAAACTTCCCTCCGTCAATCGCATCCGTAACACATATACTATAAAGATTAATAAGATTTCCAGATGGGCATCCTACGGTAACCTCGATGGTATCGTCTACACTTGATGTAGAAGATATATCCATAACTACTTGATTTGCTGTTGTTGAATCTTTATCGAATGTAAAAGAACCACTTGTGTAAACCAAGCCGCTAGTATAAATAACTCCATTATAAATTGCTTTAATTGTATATCCCACAACCCCAACTGCTCCTTCAGTTTCTATAACTTCTCCTAGTTCAGTCTCTATATCTTCCGAAGTTAATTCAGTTATTATAGGCTGTGAACCTTCTAAAGGAATATTATAAGTAACTAAAACTGTTCCTATCTGTTCTTCTAAATCTACACAGTAAATAAATTCATTACCAGCGGGCACAGTAATGTTTCTTGAAACACCACATGCAGTACATTTAGCTACCTCTGGTTTTAATATTGTGTTTGAGGTTAGAACATACTCATTCATGTAGGGGTCGTAACCTCCTAGTTTTTGAGTTGTAAATGAAGCTGTAAATAAATCTCTAAACCAACTTCTCATACCTGCTTCTGAAACAACTTGTAATTGTTCATTTTTAGCAGAGCTACCAATTAAATTAATTACTGCACTTCGTTTAGCGTCTGTAAAATATTTATTTTCACCCCAAACTGCAAAACTTTCTGGATTATTACTAATACCATAGTTTTCAATTCTAGCTATTTGTTTACCTAAAACAGTTGGAACTGAAGTAAGTTGTCCGTCTCCACTCGCATCACTTAATAAATCTTTACCAGCTAAGACATAAGATATTTTATCTTCTTGTAAAACCAGTATATCATCTCGTCTGGCAAATAATATTTCAACATCACCAAACGTTTCCTCTAAAGGCTTAAAGTTTAATAACCCTAGATTAAATTCATTTAGCTTGTTTACGTTGCTTTCATCATTAAACACGCCACTGTAAGTTAAATCAGCAAACCTATGTGCTTCTTTATATGTTGTGTTTGATGTTGTAAAAACTCTGTTTCCTAAATTAAATTGGTCACCAAAAGAAGCGTCTAATATTTTATAACTTTCTACTCCATTGCCAAATGCAAAACAATTTGAAAAATTAGTAGTAACAACACCCGGTATACCCGCATTAATATCCTGATTGGTTACATTTCCATAATGATTCCCCAGGGTGTCTATTTCAAATGACTGAGAACTTTCATACCATAAATCTGCTAATGCTGTTTTTGGATTGCTTTCAAAAGCTATTACAGAGTCTCTTCTATATATCGTAAAGTCAACTCTAATTGTAGAGTCTCCATTATCACTAGTACCCGCACATCCTGTTCCTCCAGAGGCTAATAAATAAAACAAATTAGCTGGAGTTGATGAGGTGTCTTTAAACAACCTATAATAGTTAGTACTTTTAGGACTTGTCGCAGTAGCACCAAAAACAGTTTCTATGTCTGTAGGAGTATTGCTGCCACTATTAGCTTGAGATGGCAACCCACCCGCAGACAATGTTGTAGGTATAAAATCATTTTCTATACTTGCTGGGGTTGATATTCCATTTTGTTCTAAAATAACTCCTACGTTTTCTCCTGCAAAAAAAGCTTCTACGTCAGCGTATGTTTCACTACATATTATGGTTTGTTCAATAATATTACTTCTTTCTTCACACCCTCCTAATCCTCCAAAGATACCAGGTCTTGTTTGCTCTATTTCTAGTACCACTCTGGTCCCGACAGGAAAATTATATGTTGTATTAACTCCAGCTGAATCTGTTATAAAAAAAGGATATGCTATAATTGGAAATCTATTAGCAGCTTTAGCTACCACTGGTTCAACTTTTACGTCTACTACATCATCATCATCCATTGTAGCTTGAAACGAAACACTGTTCATTTTCATGTATACTCCTGCAGGAACAGTAACTGTGCCACTTGGCCTAGTAACAGTTATAAAATCTTTTAATTGATTTACTACTTCTAATACTGTAGCCTCTGTACATCTTTGAAGTGGGCCAGCTATATCTCTTTTTACAATTAATCTATCTCCATCTTTTACCTTTCCAATATTGTCTCCTTCTAAAAGAAGATAAACATTATTTGTTGCATCATCTTCAAAAAATATACTGGAATATATAGTCTCATAAGTATCTTTATCTGGTTTTATACAAAACTTATATCTAGTGGCAAAACTAGGAGCTCTTTGAGTTACAGGAATTGTAACTGAAATTACATTTTTAGTTGTTGAACGAGAACAAGGAATATTAACTGTGTTGTTAACACTT